ATCCACCCAATCCAACGAATACAAAAATCCTATGTCTTTCGCAGATCTAAAGAAACAGTCTCGCCTTGGCAGTTTGACTTCTAAACTGACAACAGAGATCGAAAAAATGAATAAGAGCACCACTGGTGGTGCTGATGATCGTTTATGGAAACCAGAAGTAGATAAGGCAGGTAACGGTTATGCAGTGATCCGTTTTCTACCTGCACCACAGGGTGAAGAATTGCCTTGGGCAAAAGTATGGTCTCATGCTTTTCAAGGTCCTGGAGGTTGGTATATTGAGAATAGTCTTACCACACTTGGTGGTAAAGATCCTGTTTCAGAGCACAATCGCATTCTTTGGAACAGTGGTAGTGAAGCAGATAAGGAACAAGCACGTAAGCAGAAGCGTAAACTGACTTACATTAGCAACATCTATGTTGTAAAGGATCCTGCTAATCCTCAGAATGAGGGTAAGGTATTTCTGTTCAAGTATGGCAAGAAAATCTTTGATAAGATCACTGCTGCCATGCAACCTGAATATGAAGATGAACAAGCGATTGATCCGTTTGACTTCTGGCAAGGTGCAAACTTCAAGATGAAGATCAAGAACGTTGCAGGATATCGTAACTACGATAGTTCTGAGTTCGCTTCACCAGAAGCACTTCTTGATGATGACGATGCTATGGAAGCAATCTGGAAGAAACAATATTCTCTTGAAGAGTTTACTCGTCCTGATCAGTTCAAGTCTTACGAAGAACTTGAGAAGCGTATGAATGCTGTTCTAAATCCCAACGCTTCTACTCGTCGTGTTGATCCTGATACGTTTGATGAAGAAGAGGAGATTGTGATGAAGTCTCGTCAGCAAATGAAGGAAGAAGAGCATGTTGTTAAGTCTTCTCCTACTCCTGCACCAGATGACGAAGATGATACTCTGTCATACTTCCAGCGACTTGCTGAGGAGTGATTTCAAAATCGACTTTTAATTCCAAAAAAGTCGAAGAAAAAATTCTGGGCAAAAATTACAAAATAGGTTTTTTGGGAGTTAGCGTGGGGATAAAATCCTCAAGTTAGCTCCCTTTTTAGTGCGTTTATCAATATATTGAGAACTATCGGTATATGTCATAATTTCACGCATATCATCAATTATGGTTTGTAGATAATTTTCTCTTAATGCGTAAATTGTACGTTTTTCGTCATTTTTTAAAATTTCATAATTATAATTACTAACAGGAGTTACAATATTTGTGCCAGAAAGTACTTTATATGTACCAAAATTGGAATATTTAAATTGGAAGTTTGCATCAACAATTAATCCAGATTGTAAAAGAAGATTTCCTTCACTATCACGAACTTCTTCCGTTTCATAATGATGAATTTCTTGTAAAAGTTCAGAACCATACTTATTCATCAAATAATTATTAAAATCTGTTTGTGACATTGGCCATTCTTCTCTAACATTAATAATATTGTTAGAAATAAGAATAATCCAATCTAATTGAGGGTCATTATATAATTTATCTGCTACATTATCTGGACGATCATCTCCAACAATAGCGTACTTATCAAATACTACAGCATTTTGAAAAAAATCATCCCTAATTTTAGCACGCTTAAAAAGGTTTTTTACACGAACATAATCATAACTGGAATTTCGATTATCCGTGAATGATGGTAGTAGTAAATCTGGAAATAAGTCAAAATATGCCATTTTAGAAACCTATATCGTCATATGTAATGGGGTCTTGTGATGAAATTGGGGACCCAGTAGGATCAAACAAATCACTGATACTAGGATCATCATCTCTAAAGTAATCTTGTTCAAATATTGGTGTTAATTCTGTAAATGATAATGCCATATTTGTTCTAACTGGCATTGAAACTGCTATTTCATCATTGTAAGATTGATATACTCCATCTGGCGTATAGTTTATTTCACACGAGGTTAGAGCACATATTTTAAATCTATTTAATCCCCTTATGCTTTTTCCGCCATCACCACGATATGAAATTCTAAAAACGTTTGGAGATCCAATAAAAATTGTGGATGATTTAAATCTCTTTGATGCCATTCCTTGTTTAAAAAATCTCATTACTCTTCTTGCCGCTACAGCATCATTTACTCCATTTGGAGCAAATTCAAAGGTAAAAGAAAATGATCTCAATTTTGGTCCATTGAATAATAATTCAAGATTTGGGTTGATTGTTGTTCCAGTTCCTCTTGCGATAAATTGTGCAGGATCTACATTGATGCCAATTTTTCCAAGTGCGTATTGAGAGATAAATGAAGACAATAATAATCCTGCTGGAGATCCTGCGCCAAATCCACCTTTTTTTATTTCATCAATAAATTGAGAAAATCCTTTCAATGCACCACCAAATAAATCACTAACACTTCCAGAAAGTGCATTTTGCGCGAGACCTAAAGCACCAAAAAATGCAGCAGCTTCTACTGGATTAGCACGATCTTCTCCCCAACTTACTCCGTTAGAAATCGCTAATTGATTTGGGATTGGTAATTTTACTAATCCAATAAAATCTCTAAGATTTGAATTTCTTGTTAATCCCTGTGTTATGATTTGAGCAAAATTTCCTGTATTCAAAGTTTGTCCAGAAGTAAATAATCCTTGCTGTGGTGCTCTATACGTAAACTGTTCTATGACAACATGATCCTGAGTATCTGAATATGATGCATCAATTGGGTATGATATAATTATCGGTTGGTCACTTCCAGCTGGACGTAAAGATTGTATAGTATCATCAGATCCTGCTACAATTTCCTCTGCAATTTCTTTAGAAAGTACTAATCCTTGATTTGGTGGGATAACAGGAGTTGGTATGTTATCTGCTAAATTTGGATCTGTTGGCGGCGGAGTTCCTTGTGTTCCTGTTGCTGGTTTGATTGGATCATAATATTTGTTAGTGCCTGCTACTGCAGCGGCTTTAGACATTTCTGGCAAAAGATTTGGTTTTGTTTTTTCAATAATTTGCTTTAATCTAGAAACCGATGCTTGAAAATCGGAATTCCAGGTTAAATTTTTATTTGGGTCTGATAAATCTTTGTATTCTTGAGTATTTGTTGGAACTGGCACATTATCTGTAATATTTTGAACGTATATGGGCTTTAGAAATGTATTATTTGCAATATCTGTGCTATAAGCAACCCTATATCTTTTATCATTATATCTTGTATCAAAATATCCTAATACTCCTCCACTTACAGGCTTTCGTATATTTTTATCCGCCATTAGAATACTCCTTTTGGATTGATTGGAATTTCAGCACCACGAAAATTTCTAACAAATTCTTCAGCAGATAGTTGTGATGCAGATTGCCATTCTTCCATTGCTATATCGATGAAATTGCTTTCTACTTCTGATTTCAAATATTTATGGAACCCAGTGCTGCCAAATAAAAATTCTTCCCAGTTTTGCACCCCACTTGTTTGTGCTTCCTGGAGCATATCGATGACGCCCATTCGTTGCTTTGCTGGATAATAATGTAAGTTCATTCCATAAAAAACTTCATTTTGGTTGAGTACAATAAAGCAAAGCGGATTTTTATCATAAAATCTTTTTTCTGCAGTTACTGCTCTATACCTGAACATCACTAGATGCCCAACTTCAGGAATGCTTGTGATTGTTGATTTTGGAAATCTTGACTTATACTCCAAGATCGTGCTCCGTCAGTATTTTGAACTCCCACTTTCTGTCATTACAGTATTCTTTTGCTGCTTCCCATTTTGCCATATTTTTAGCGTATTCATAAACCTCAGAAAGATATTTTTTGGTTTTTGCTTTCTGTGGTTTTGGTCCAGCAACTTGTCTTGCAGGTTTTATTTCAATCAAACTTTCTAGAATTTTTCCAGAAGTATTTTTATATTTGATATAAAAATCTGGAAAGTATTTGTGTAAGCGATTATCAATTGGTGACTTATATGGTATCCAAAGTTCTTCTGATGCCCACTTCAATATATTTTCGTTAGTATCACAATACCGCATAAATTTTAGTTCCCACAGAGATCTATAAATGATGTTTGTGGGATCACCTTTATACTTGCTTGGGTTGGAAGGTCGAAACTTTCCCTTATAACTCATACATAGTATATAAACGTCTTCTATTTAGATGACTAGAGAAAGTAATTT